GATATGATTAAGGAGTCTTTGGTCTCTATACTTCCTTATAGGTATAAACAAATTAAACTACTGAAATTCACAATGGAGAAAGCATGACCAATAGAATTACTGAGGATGTCCTAAGAGGACTAGTAGCTACATCTAAAGTAGATTCTATATCTACTTGTAAGTTTTTTAGATACTGTTTAACATCGCAATATCAAGAGAATATAGATTTCGTAGTTTCAAGAGGTTGTGATATTAAAACACTTTTAGTTACATTAGATAAGCATATTGCCATTGAAGATACTCAATTAGAGGTATTCAGTGAGATCAAAAGAATATTTAATTCCAGCAAAATGAATGGAATTACATTCACACCAGAGATGAAGGGTATATTTGAAACAGCTGGTAATAAAGTGAATGCTGAAAATCGAGACTTCTTTTTTGAAGACATAATCAATGTTGCATTTGAAATGTATAAGAACGATCCTGATATGTATATATGTCATTATATGAATCTATGCAACTATAAGCACGATGAGAATGCAGGACAATCAGCAAAGGGTAAATATAAGTTTGTTGGTGAGCTGTGCGATAACCTCAATGAACGTGCTTCAGCAAAGAGAATCGACCCGCTAATCGGTCGTAAGAAAGAAGTTGAAAGAATTGTAGAGATCTTAGCACACTATAAGAAGAAGAACCCACTACTACTTGGTAAGCCTGGTGTCGGTAAGACAGCGGTTGCTGAAGGTTTAGCTTCACTTATACAGCAGAAGATGGTCCCTAAGGCATTAGAGAATTCAATTGTATATTCTCTCAATGTGGGTAATATTCTTGCTGGCTCTAAATTCCGTGGTGAATTTGAAGACAAAGTAAAGGGTGTGCTTAAAGACTTTGCTACCATGAAAGAGAAAGAGGGTATTAACCCTATTCTATTTATTGATGAGCTACACCAAATCATTGGAGCAGGTAACGGTGGTCAGAAAGAAGGCGTTGACTTATCAAATATGATTAAGCCAGGTCTAGCCAATGGCGACTTAAGTTGCATTGGAGCAACCACCGAAGAAGAATTCAATACTAAAATTATTAAAGATAAAGCGTTGACGAGGCGATTTCAAACAGTTAAGATTGATGAGCCATCAGCAAAAGAGACACTAAGGATTATAGAGCAAGGTATCAAACCCGTTCTTGAAAAATTCCATAAAGTAAAGTTTCCGAAAGCTGTTTTAGAGAAAGCAGTAGCTCTGTCTGGTAAATATATTACAACGCAATTCTTTCCTGATAAAGCAATCTCTGTAGTAGATTCAATAGGCGCACGATTAAATACAACCGTAGTTACTAGAAGAACGGCGAACATAGAAGATGTAGAAGAGATTATATCTACGATTACAGGGACACCCGTTACCGCGTTTAAAGAGAAAAAGGGTAAAGATGCATATGTTGATCTTTTTGATGAGATAGGGAAATCCCTGTTTGGCCAAGATGAAGCTATTAAAAAGGTAGTGGAACAAGTAGAGATCTCTAAAGCAGGTATGGCTGATGAAGGTCAACCAGTAGGTTCATTCCTACTTTTAGGACCCACAGGTACAGGTAAAACTGAGTTGGCTAAACAGATAGCAGCTCAAACTGAATCAAATTTTAAAAAGATTAATATGTCAGAATTCTCAGAAGAGCATTCTGTTGCTAAGCTATTCGGAGCACCTCCAGGTTATGAGGGCCATGATGAAGGTGGATTGCTAACTAATGAGATTATGAATTTTCCACACACCGTCCTTCTCCTTGATGAAATTGAGAAAGCCCATCGTAAAGTATATGATGCCTTATTGGGTATTATTGATGGCGCGTCAATGACTGATGGTAGAGACAACACGGTTGATTTCAGCAATGTACTCATTATGATGACATCTAATGCTGGTGCAGCTGCAGCATCTACCGCTAAAGCACCATTAGGCATTAATTTTGGTGCAGATGAAGCAATCAATGGTAAGAAATTTGAAGTATCTGAAGAGATTATTAACAATACGTTTGCCCCTGAGTTTAGGAATAAGCTAAGTGGTATCGTTCACTTCAATCCACTATCTAAAGATGTTATGATTAAGATTGTAGATAAGTTTATTAAACTTGCTGAATTCAAACTCACAGGTAAAGGTATTAAACTTAAGGTAGATAGAAAGGCTAGAGAGCTTATGGCTGAACGCGGTTATGACCCCAAAATGGGAGCAAGACCTATCAAGCGTGAAGTTGATCTTAGTATTACGAAGAAGCTCATTAAACCCATCTTAAAAGGTGAGATAAAAAAGGGTCATACAGTTAAAGTTACAGTTAAAAATAAAGATATACATTTAGAATTTATTGATACACAGAAGCCAGTTGTTGCTAAGAAGAAAGAATTGGTTAAAGAGGAAGAGAAGTGAAGCACTATATGATATTGTACATATTAGGGTTTGTTTTTTCAGGTGGCATTTGGTGGGCTGAGTTCATACCCCCTTTAGGGTTTTATATCACGGAAAGAATGGTGGGTGAAGAACATGACTTACGAACAAAGGATTAAAAAATTAAACTTATATTTTACATTATGTAAGTTGGGCATTATGAAAAGCACTTTTTCATTAAATGAATTGCAATTACGACATGATGCTGTAAATCGCAGATATGTTCAGATTATCGAGGACAATGATGTCAAATAATATGACAAACCTACTTGATCTTAAATACATAATCAAGTTATATAAAGTATTTGAAAAATTAGGCTTAGGTATTAATCATGATTTATTAAGTAACTATCAAGCAGAGCATGATATTATTAAATACAGATCACAGCAAATGCTAGAAGACATGTCATAGATATTAAATAAGTATAAATACTATAAGATCAACAACAGACAAAGGGATATTGACATGGAAGTTAAGTTGGTAGCACAAACCAGAATCGACGAAGCATATCTACAAGACTTAATGGATAAACAGCAACATGATGCTGATTTTTTAGATAATGTACAAGGTTTAGAAGGGCTGATTGCTTATATAGCTAGAGTCTCTTCTTCCAAACAAACAAATCCTAGTTATGCTGGACTGATTAAGTTCTGTATGAAACATGGACATTGGAGTATTTTAGAAATGGGCAACGTTTCATTTGAGATTATAACCACACGAATGATCTCTCCTCAAATCTTGAGACATAGATCATTTAATTTCCAAGAGTTTAGTCAACGCTATTCAGCGGTTGATAAGTCTGGTATTGAGATATATGCTGCACGTAGACAGGACTTAAAGAATAGGCAGAACTCTGTAGACGATATCCCAGACAATATTAAGAAAGAATGGGAAACTAGGCAACTTGAGAATTGGAAGCGAAGCTTTAAAGATTACCAATGGGCACTAGATAATGATATAGCGAAAGAATGTGCAAGAGCGGTGTTACCTTTACAATCGACAACGAAATTGTATATGAACGGAACGATACGATCTTGGGTCCACTATATAGGACAGCGAGCCGAAGCATCATCGCAGAAAGAACATCGAGATATAGCAGAAGCTATTAAGCAAAGACTTAAAGCAGAGTTTCCTATTATTGCAGAAGCAGCAGGGTGGTAATGACTTTAAATAGCACTCGAGTTAACCTTTTATTAGATAAGTTATGTGAGGACATTAAGTCTAATGCTATAGATCTATTTCATCATGCGTCTCTTAATACGAGATGTGAATTGGAATTAGGAAAAGCTCATAGTGACGGCGATATTGAATCTGTTTCATTTAAGCACCGCAATGTCGATAGATCATTAAAAAGCTGTATTACGGTTGAATATAGAACTTGGAATAGTGAGAAGATATTCAAAATTACTTTGCAAACTAATAAAAAAATAGTAAATGGTGATCATAATATAGGATTTAAGATTTTCAGTTCTACGTGGTGGAAATGGAAGAAGTTACTTAGAGTAATTAAAAAGAGCACAGATAATATAAAGGAAATAGAGAGACAAGTTCGACAAAGTGAATTCAATGAGAAGTTCAATGATGTCTATGCTGATATGTTTCCAGAGGAAATAGATAAGATCTTATTAGGTTCAGATGACCAATAACACTCAAACAGAATCGATTATTTAATATATCTGTGGTCCGTGTTATTAACTCGAGTTCTCGTGTGAAAGCTCGGACTTTTTCAAAGGGAGATTTGATGACAGAAGACAGTAAAATTGGCGGCGATATCATAGTCAATAAGTTTACAGAAGATTCAGCAAAAGACTTTAGAAGAAGAGTATTGCAAAAGGCAAGCTTAGATCCTAATTTGCCGATTACTGTTTATATTGACTCTTATGGTGGCTATTTAGATTCTTTAAATTCCATGCTTGAAACTATGGAACAGGTTCCTAATCCTATCGTCACTGTTTGTATGGGTAAAGCAATGAGTTGTGGTGCGGCACTTTTAGCTGCAGGTGAACATAGATACTGCGGACGACAATCTAGAATTATGGTTCATCAAGGTTCATCTGGCACTGGTGGTCCAATTGAATCTTTACAAAATGATGTTAACGAATCTAAAAGAATAAACAAACAATTAATGGCAATGCTTGCCAAAAGATGCGGTAAATCTATAGCTGAATTTAAAAAAGAAATGAAAGATCGTCTACATAAAGATGACGATGAAGCAAGAGACATGTTCCTTGATGCTAAGAATGCATTAGAGATTGGTATTATAGACCACATTGGTATGCCACTTGTAAGACCACTTATTATGTACACAATTGAAGTTGCACCAGAAAAAGAATATGAAAAATCAAAGGCATCTTCTCTTGATGAAGTATTAATTGATGTTGGATTAAAAAAGAAAACAAGAACAAGAAGAAAAACAAAAGCAAAAACTAAAAAGAAAACAAGGAGTAAGAAATGAGTGAAGATAGCGAAAACAAAGTAACTTGTTCAGCTGAAGATTCTGAAAATGTTCGTCAATATAGCAAACATTTCAATGTAGCACTAACACCTGAGTTAGACGCTGCCCTTGATGCGTTTGAGAAAGAGCCTACTTATGAGAATCAAAAGGAATTTAAACTTCAGATTTCTAAGTGGATGTTAGAGACTGACCATGAGTCGTTTAAAGATGATCTGTGGAATGCACCTAAGAAAGCAGCAGAAGATGCTGTATTCGATTTACAATTTGATAAAGATGTTAAAGAAGAATTTACAGTTGATTCTGAAGAGAGTGAGTCTTAAGTTTCTTCAGGTGGTTTAGCTGGCTTCTTGTTGAATGTCTTAGCTTGGTCTCGAAACAACTTATCTACGGAGTTAGCTCCACCAGATGAGGTAACGTGATCAAGCATTTTACCCCTAATACGATGATTAGCGAAGGCACCAAAGTTACCGCCTTTGCTTTCGTCATATCGGTGAAATGCATCCATTAGACCATCCATACCAGCTGTATGAAGATCAGTGTCTTCTATGTGAGCTGGGATGCCCTGAGCTTTAAGTTTCTTAGCCCACATGTTGATCTTGGGAGCATATTCTATTAGCATGTCAGATGCATGATCTCTATTAGGTATTTTTTTCTTATCGTCAGCCATATAGCTATTATACCACCTAAGTAGGTATAAATATTGAGAGGTTTTTATGTTTTACGAAAACGAGCGCATAATTAGAAAGCAGATGAAGTTCATTAATCAGAAGGCTACAGAGATGATTGACAATTTCAAGTCAAAAGACCTAAATCCTGATGAGATTACAGCGGCTTTAGAGTTGCTTTTAGAAGATCCTAAGGGATCAGAGACTCACAGTGAGATAGTCAATAGGGCTATAGTCATACTGAAACACACCAAGGAAAGCGATGGATAGGGTAGTAAGAATTGTCTTAATGACGACTGTATTTGCATTAGCATATAGCGTATTCGTTAGTTTAACTCAAGTTACATATAATAGTCAAAATGTATCTACATATTCAATACAAGAAGAAAAGCCTAGTTATGTCGAATATCTATACAATAAGATTAAAAAGAAAAAGCCAGATATACGGCATCATGGTATTATTCAGATAATAAATCGTAAAGGTAGTTGCACGGCATTTGTAATAAATGACACAACGGCAATGACAGCCGCCCATTGTATGGATATTACAAAAATGTTTATAAGAAACGAAGCTCCTAAAATACATAAGAAGTCTCTTGAAAAAGAAAAAAGATTACGAAGACGAATTGCATATTTAAAAAGTACTTGCAATAATAATATGTCTTGTTTAAAAAAAATATATGAAGCACAAGATGAATTGACTAATGAATTAGAAGCCAGAAGAAAGGGATTTATGCTTAAACCTGAGTCCTTTAAAGTTATCAATGTACGCGGAATAGATACAAAGATTAAAGGGATAGCATATTCTAAAGATGGTGAGCGAGATTATGGCTTTATAAAAGGTGATTTTAAGAACTTTAAAAAGATGCCTATAAGTCCAAATTGGAGCGTTAAGCAAGGTGATATACTTAGAGCATGTGGATTTTTTGGTTCTAGATTGCCACCTACATGTACAGACTTTAAAGCCATAGGTAATCATCATTTTGCATATGCTGGTGAATCAGTTTTTCAAAAGGGAGTTAGCGGTGGTCCAGTTATAGATCATCGTGGTTATGTAGTAGGTATAGCTATTGCAGTTGCTCAAGACTATGCACTTATAGAGCCAATGATTGGTATGATTAATTTATTATCAGAAGAAGAACGGAAAGCTATCGATGAGTCAAACAAATAAGGTATTAGAGATTTTAAATAGTATCGAAATGACATCAAGCAAGAACCAGAAACTCGAATTACTCCAAAAACACTCAAACAATAAGCAACTAGCAGAACTGTTAGATGCAGCGTTGAATTTCAATAGGAAATTCTTCATCAAGAAAATCCCATTAGTTAAGCATATAAAACGAGACCCAAAAGATAAACACCCTGAATTCATGCAATTACTTCAAGATTTAGAAGGCGGATTGCATCGTGGTAATGCAGCTGAAGCTATGGTGTTTAACTTCTTAGCTGACTGTACGGATAATGAATACAAATGGTATAGTCGCATTATAGGAAAAGATCTTAAGTGTGGTTTCTCTGTTGATACAGCAGTCAAAGCAGGCTTCACTAATATTCCTGTATTCGATGTTATGTTAGCTAAAGATGGTAAGAAATGTAAGAAGCTAGAAGAGATAGTTAACAAAGGTGTATATGTTAGTCCTAAGCTAGACGGATATAGGTGTTTAGCTATTGTTGATGAAGGTCATGTTACCCTCTTATCGCGCAATGGTACTGAGTACCACAACTTCCCTACTATAGTTCAATCATTCCAAGATTGCTTTCCTACAGGTAAGTACGTCTTCGATGGTGAGATTATGTCTGATGACTTCCAGGCAATGCAGAAGACTGCGTTCTCTAACAAGAGCCATAAGAGTGTTGGCGATGTTGGGTATTAT